ATGGCGCTCGCCTCCCGCCATATCGCCATCGACGAGGAGGGGCAGTTCGCCGGCTATGCCAGCGTATTCGGCCGCCCCGACGACACCGGCGACATCGTGATGAAGGGTGCCTTCGCCAAAAGCCTCGCAGCGCGCGGGCATGAGCAGGTGCGCCTGCTCTTCCAGCATGACCCGAAAGAGCCCGTCGGCATCTGGGAAAAGCTCGTCGAGGACGGCTTCGGCCTCTGGGCCGAGGGCCGGCTGGTGCCCGGCGTGCCGCGCGCCGATGCGCTGCGGCGGCTGATCGAAAAGGGCGCGCTCGACGGGCTGTCCATCGGCTTTCGCACACGGCGCGCCACGCGCGAGCCGGTGAGCGGGGGCCGCAGGCTCTGGCAGGTCGACCTGTGGGAAATCTCCATCGTCACCTTTCCCATGCTCGACGCCGCCCGCATCGCGCGCCACCGGCGCTTTTCCGCAATCCGCAACGAGGGATGAACCCGATGACCGATTTTTCAACCGATGCCTTCGAGACCAAGGCCGGCGCCGGGGCCCAGCCCGTGGCCGGCGGCGCCGAGGCGCTTCTGGGCGAGCTGATGCACGCCTTCGAGACCTTCAAGCAGACCAATGACGAGCGGCTCGACCGCATCGAGCGGCGCGGATCCTCCGATACGCTGATCGATGACAAGCTCGACCGCCTCAACCGCGCCATCGACGGGGCCAAGGCGGCGCTCGACCGGCAGGCGGTGGACCGGGCCCGGCCGCAGCTCGATGGCGGGAGCCCGGCCGCCGCCGACGAGTACAAGCAGGCCTTTGCCGCCTATGTGAAGCGCGGCGAGGAAAAGGCGCTCTCGATCGGCTCGAACCCCGATGGCGGCTATGTGGTGCCCCAAGAGACCGAGGCAGCCATCACCCGGCTGATGACGGCGCTGTCGCCCATCCGCGCCATAGCCGGGGTGCGGGTGATCTCCTCGGGCACCTATCGCAAGCCGGTCACCCTGACCGGGCCGGCGGCCGGCTGGGCCGGGGAGACGGCGGCGCGGCCGGAGACGGCATCGCCCACCCTCGATTCCCTCGCCTTTCCGGCCGCGGAACTCTACGCCATGCCGGCGGCGACCTCGGCCTTTCTCGATGATGCGGCGGTGGATGTGGGGGCCTGGCTGGCCGACGAGGTGAACGCGGCGTTCGCGGCGCAGGAGACCACGGCCTTCGTTTCGGGCAACGGCACCAACCGCCCGCGCGGCTTTCTCAACTACACCCAGGCGGCCGAGGACGATTGGGAGTGGGGCAAGATCGGGTATCTGCCGACCGGCGTTTCGGGCGACTGGCCGGCCGAGGACGAGAGCGACGTGCTGGTCGCCCTCGTCTACACCCTCAAGGCCGGCTATCGCCAGAATGCCAGCTGGGTGATGAACCGCAGGACGCAAGGGGCGATCCGCAAGTTCAAGGATGCCGATGGCAATTATCTCTGGCAGCCGGCGGCGGGCGCGGGCGGCCGCTCGACCCTGCTCGGCTTCCCGCTGGTTGAGGCCGAGGACATGCCCGATATCGGGGCTGCGGCCACCCCGATCGCCTTCGGCGACTTCCGGCGCGGCTATCTCGTGGTCGACCGGCAGGGGGTGAATGTGCTGCGCGATCCCTATTCGGCCAAGCCGCATGTGCTGTTCTACACCACCAAGCGTGTCGGCGGCGGCGTGCAGGATTTCGACGCCATCAAGCTGCTGAAGTTCGCCGCGAGCTGAGGCGACCGAACCTCATCCTGAGGCGCCCCGCATCAGCGGGGCCTCGAAGGACGAGGTTCGGGCTAATCGTTTCTCCCCCTCTACCGGGTCGTTCCTGCGGAAGCAGGAACCTCTGTTGGCCCGTCCGCATCGCAAACGGAGGTCCCTGCTTTCGCAGGGACGACCCAGGGGTGGGGGCGGGATGGGGTGCCCGGCTCTCGTCCTTCGAGACGCCTCTGTCGAGGCTCCTCAGGATGAGGGCCTCCGAGGTCTCCGGTGGCGATGGAGCCTCCGGGGGGACTGAGTGCCAGGCTGCCACGGTCCGTCCGGGCGCAGGCCCTCTCGCCATTCATAACCAAGGACATTGCCATGACTTCCTATCTCCTGGCGGGGCCCGCTGTGGAGCCTGTGAGCCTTGCCGAGGCGCGGGCGCATCTGCGGCTCGATGGCGAGGGCGAGGATGGGCTGGTTGCAACGCTCGTCACCGCCGCGCGCATCCATGTCGAGGCGGTGACGGGGCGGGCGCTGATCGCCCAGAGCTGGCGGCTGGTGCGCGATGCGTTTCCCGCCAACCGGATCGTGCCGCTGCCGATCGGCCCGCTGATTAGCCTCGAGGCCATTACCGCCTATGACGGCGACGGGGTGGCGCAGGCGGTGCCGCTGGCCGGCATTATGCCCGAAAGCGGATCGCATCCGCCCCGCTTGTTTCTGCCGCGCCTGCTGGCGCAGCCGCCCCTGCGGGAGCGGCAGGGGCTCGAGATCGACTTCATCGCCGGCTTCGGCGAGGCGCCGGAGGATGTGCCCGAGGGGCTGCGGCTGGCGCTGCTGCGGCTCGTTGCGCACTGGTTCGAGAACCGCGACGCGGTGATCCTCGCCGGATCGGGCAGCATCGTGCCCATGGGCATCGATACGCTGCTGACCCCCTGGCGGAGGGTGCGGCTGTGAGCGAGACGCTGCCCGCGATCGGCCTCTTGCGTGACCGGATCGGTTTTGCCCGCAAGGAGATGACGGCGGAACCCGAGGGTGGGCATGGCGTGGTCTACATGCCCGTTGCGACCCTCTGGGGGCGGGTGCGGGCGCTCTCGAGCCGCAGGCAGGCCGAGGCCGACGGGCGCGGCGTGACCATCACCCATATGGTGACGCTGCGCTACCGGGGCGACGTGAAGCCGGGGGATCGGCTGACGGCGCGGGGCCGGCATCTCTTTGTCGAGCGAGCCGAGGATATCGATGGGCGACGCGCCTTCATCGCCTGCGCCTGCAGCGAAACCCTGACGACGGGATAGCGCCATGACCCACCCCATTCTGGCGCTGCAGGGAGCACTGCGCGCAGCTTTTGCCGATGACGCTGTACTGGTGGCGCTGATCGGGGCCGATGGCGTGTTCGATGCGCCGCCGCGCGGACGCGAGCCGCCCTATGTCACCATTTTTCGCCACGACATCGCCCCGCGCGATGGTGACCTCGCGCCCGGACACACGCACCGGCTGGTTTTGCAGGCCTGGGCGGCGGGGCCGAGCCGCAAGGAGGCGCTGGCGATCGTCGACCGGCTGGTCGCGGTGGCGCTCGATGCGCCGCTTGCTCCCGATGGGCTGGCAGTGACGCTGAGGCGCCACGAGCGCACCGAAACGGCGATCGATGCCCGCACCGGCCGGGCCCGCGCCACGCTGACGCTGGGACTTTTCACCGAACCCTCGGCCTGACCCGCCTTTCACCCCAACAAGGATCATCAGCCATGGCAGCCCAGAGCGGCAAGGACATGCTCGTGAAGCTCGACCGCACCGGATCGGGCGATTATCTGACCGTCGCCGGCTTGCGCACGCGCAGCCTCGCCTTCAACGCCGCGCCGGTGGACGTGACCGACGCCGAAAGCGCCGGGCGCTGGCGCGAACTGCTCGAAGGCGGCGGCGTGCGGCGCGCCGCGATCTCGGGTTCGGGTGTATTCAAGGACCAGGCGTCGGACGAAGAGGTGCGGGCGCTGTTCTTTGCCGGCACCATCCGCACCTGGCAGCTGCTGCTGCCCGGCTTCGGCACGGTTTCCGGCCCGTTCCAGATCGTGGCGCTGGAATTTTCCGCCGACCATGCCGGTGAGGTGACCTTCGAGCTGGCGCTCGAAAGTGCCGGGGCGGTGGGGTTCGCGGCGCTTTAGCGCGCTGCGTCGGTGTGTGGGGCGCACCCCCTCCCGGCCTCCCCCGTGAAGGGGGAGGAGGGGGCTCCGTGGGTGGGGCGACTGCCGCCCCGTCCGCTGTCGTCCCTGCGAAGCAGGGACCTCCGTTGCTGCGCTTGCCTCTCAAACAGAGGTCCCTGCTTTCGCAGGGACGACCGGGTGAGGGGCAAGCTGCAGAGCAAGAGCCTCGCGATGATCGCGTTCGGCGGCGGCTGGCGAACGAATGATTTCAACCATCAAGAGACAGGCAATGGCCAATTCTCATCGCGGCGAGATTGCCGCATCGATCGGGGGCGAGGTGCGGACGCTGTGCCTGACGCTGGGGGCGCTGGCCGAGCTCGAAGAGCGGCTGGGGGCGGGGGACCTCGCGGGGCTGGCCGAGCGCTTCGGAGCGGGGAAGGTGAGCGCACGGGACCTGACGGCCATCATCGGGGCCGGGCTGCGCGGCGGTGGCAATAATGTGACCGATGACGAGTTGGCGCAGATGAGCGTCGAGGGCGGCTTGCGCGGGGCCGCCGAGATCGCGGCGCGGCTGCTGCGCGCCACCTTCGGGGAGGTGGGGTGATGGCGCCGTTTCCCTGGGCCGAGGCGATGCGCTTTGGGCTCGGCGTGCTGAAGCTTTCGCCCAAAGCCTTCTGGGCCATGACGCCCTTGGAACTGGCGCGCGCCCATGAGGGGGTGTTCGGCCAGCGCGGGGCAGCGCTGGGGCGCGCCGGACTCGAGGCGCTGATGGCGCAATTTCCAGACAGGGAGGCAAGGGATGGCTGACGGCTTTTCATCGACCCGGCTGGGCGAGGAACTGGGCGATGTGTCGCTCGAACTCGACCGCATCGACGATCTCGCCGAAGGGGTGTCGCGGACGCTCTCGCGCGCCTTTCGCGGCGCGGTTCTGGATGGGCGCTCGCTCAACGGCGTGCTGGGCGAGATCGCCCGCAGCTTTTCCGACATCGCGCTCAAGGCGGCGTTCAAGCCCTTGGGCACGCTGGTGGAAGGGGCGATCACGACGCTGTTTGCCGGCACCAACCCGGCGCTATCGGGTGTGACCCCCTTCGCCAAGGGCGGGGTGATCGCGACGCCAACCTATTTTCCGCTCGGGCGTGGTACGGGGCTTGCGGGCGAAGCGGGACCCGAGGCGATCCTTCCGCTGCGACGCGGCAGCGACGGCCGGCTGGGGGTGGCGATGCCGGGCGGCGGGGGCGGGGTGTCGCTCTCGGTCACCATCAATGCCAGCGACGCGCGCTCGGTGATCGCGAGCGAGGCCGAAATCGGCGCGATGCTTTTGCGCGCCGTGCGGCGCGGATCGCGGGGGAGCTGAGCCATGGCATTCCATGCGATCCGCTTTCCGCTCGACATTGCGCTGGGCGCGCGCGGCGGGCCGGAGCGGGCGACCGATATCGTGACGCTCGCCAGCGGTCGCGAGGCGCGCAACAGCCGCTGGGCGCAGTCGCGCCGCCGCTATAATGCCGGCTATGGCATCAAGAGCCGCGCCGACATGCAGGCGGTACTGGGGTTTTTCGAGGAGCGGCGCGGGCGGTTCCACGCGTTCCTGTGGCGTGACGGGCTCGACCATTCCTCGGCGCCTTCGGGCGGGGCGCCGACGCCGCTCGACCAGCCGCTGGGGCTGGGGGATGGGGAGACCGCGACGTTCCAGCTGGTCAAGCGCTATGGCGCGAGCTTCGATCCCTATCTGCGGCCGATCACCAAGCCCGTCGCCGGCACGGTGCGGGTGGCGGTGGATGGGGTGGAGCTTTCGGAGGGGGTCTCGGTCGATGCGCTGACCGGGCTCGTGGCGTTTGCGTCCCCGCCCGCCGAGGGCACGGCGCTGACGGCTGGCTTTGTCTTCGACGTGCCGGTGCGCTTCGATACCGACCGGCTCGATATCGAGCTTTCGGGCTTCGATGCCGCCGACGCACCCGTGATTCCGCTGATCGAGGTGCTCGAATGAGAGTGTTCGCCGACACGTTTGCGGACCATATCGCCTCCGGCGCGACGACGCTGGCGACGTGCTGGCGCATCGCGCGCAGCGATGGGGTGGTGCTGGGGTTTACCGATCATGACCGGCCGCTGGCGTTCGAGGGTACCGATTTTCTGCCCACAAGCGGGCTCGAGGGCGGGGAGGTGGCGCGCAAGCTCGGGGCGCAGATCGATACCGGCGAGGTGGCGGGCGTCATCGCTTCCGACGCGATCGCGGAAGCCGACATCCTGCTCGGGCGCTATGACGGGGCGCGGGTCGAGACCTATCGCGTCAACTGGCGGGCGCCTGAGACCCGGGCGCTGATGGCGGTGGCGACCATCGGCGAGATCGTGCGCGAGGATGGCGCCTTTCGCGCCGAACTGCGCTCTGGCCAGGCGGCGCTGGGGCGGGTTTCGGGGCGCATCTGCCAGCCGCTCTGCGATGCCGAGCTGGGCGATGCCCGTTGTGGAGTGGATGTTTCGGCCCCGGCGCTGCGGGCCGAGCTCGAAGTGCTGGCGGTGCTCGACCGGTATCGGTTGCAGGTGGCGGGGCTTTCAGGCTTTGCGCCCGGCTGGTTCACGCTGGGACGGGCCCAATGGACGAGCGGCGGGCGGAGCGGGATTGTCGACCGGATCATCAGCCAGTCGCGGCAGGGTGAGGCCGACGTGCTAGGCTTTGCCGAGCCGGTGGGCGAGCGCGTCGTCGCGGGCGACCTGCTGGTGGTCATTGCCGGCTGCGACCGGCGTTTTGCCACCTGCCGCGAGAAATTCGCCAATGCCGTGAACTTCCGCGGCTTCCCCCATGTGCCCGGCAGCGATCTGCTGCTGCGCTATCCTAGGAGCGGGGACGTGCTCGACGGGCGGCCGTTGGTGTCATGAACGCGGACACGGACGCAATCATCACCACCGCGCGGAGCTGGCTCGGCACGCCCTATCGGCATCGCGCCGCAACGCTCGGGGCCGGGTGCGATTGCCTCGGGCTTTTGCGCGGGGTGTGGCGGAGCCTTTATGGCACAGAGCCGATGGCGGTGCCCGCCTATGGCGCGAGCCTGCGCGACCCGCGCCACAAGGGGGCGCTGATGGCGGCGGCTGAAAAGCTGCTGCAGCCGGCCGGGCCGATGCCCGAGGCGGGGCAGGTGGTGCTGTTCCGGCTGTCGGGCCAGCCCGAGCCGCGCCACTGCGCCATTCTCGTAACGCCCAATCGTTTCATCCACGCGCAGGAGCGGCTGGGGGTGGTGGAGGCCGACCTCACCGACCCCTGGGCCCGGCGCATTGCCGGGCTCTATCGCTTTCCACCCCTCACCGACACCTGCAAGGGCTGA